CTTCTTACGAACTGGTGGATCATCACCAGATTCTTTTGTACCAGCAATCTTCCCGCCGCCGATCCTATTGGTAGGACCACCGACAGCACCAGCACCCATCATCTCTCGAATCAGTGTAACTACTTTGTCTAATCTTCTATCCATCAGATTGCCTTTAACTGCTCTAAACAGTAGTCATCTTCTTGAATATTATTTAGTTCGGTGAGTGGATATTCAGGTATCCTTCCGAGATAACTCAAAAAACTTTTTGTACATGGCCAAAGGTCCTTCTCCAATTTAAAGAATAGGAGAGGGACCCCAGCATCGTCGAATACATTGAACAAAACAATGAAGTGGTTAAGAATAAGATGTGTTCTTAACTCTCCCGTGTTCCTGTATCTTTTTAGTAATCGTTTTATATACTTAATACGCTTCAAGTCATCATAAAAATCCTCTTCGGTTACTGCCTGAGGATTCTCATAATTCTTGATAGCGAACAAAAGGTAGTTACCGTCATTCAATTCATCAAAGCGCATATCAAATTACATTATCATTCGTCTGTAGGATAAGGAATGTTACCTGTGCTGATGCCAGACATGGCAACCAGAACTTCCTTCTTAACTCTAAGTTCACCGTGCATGTCGATGTAAGTCGTAACACCTACCCAACCAGCATGATCAAGATCATAGGCAGTGCCGTCATGATCAGCAGCAGCAGTGCCGTATACCAGAGAATCAGCGTCAGATCTACCCTCTTGGAACACGCTGTCTAAGACAGAAGACTTAGGCAGAGTGGAGACATAGTAGGAGGTAGCAGCAATGCTAGTAGCACTCAGACCATCAGTGGTATCGATGGTGAGAATTCTATCGCTGGTGATACCAGTGATAACTGCGTCACCGTAGTATGTGCCAACACCGCCCCTTACGCCAATACGGATTACCTGACCGACCGACACATCGGATGTGAAGGTGGTTCCAGTACCAGTAATAGTAGTACCGTTGACAGCAACAGTACCAAATGTTGTGATGTTATCGTTATCGCCCCAAAGAGCCATGTTTCTGCACCCAAAGTACGATTTTCTTAGAATTATTTATAAGTCAAGCATCCTCGCGGTTTTTGATCGCTTTAGTAACGACCTCCAGGAGCTGATCATCCATATCAGTCTTGGTCAACTTAACTGCTTTAGTAAGAATAACAAGACAGATCTCAATGAGTTTCTCACCGAGTTCTTCATTTTCTGGAATCTTTGAGACTGCATCAGAAATTACCTTAGATGCTAAGGGGAGTAAAAATGCAAGCATGATTTTAATATTGAACCTAATTTATATAGGCTCAATCCCATACAGATCTGTTACCGTATTTTGACTTGTGCTTTTTCTCGTAAGCATCGTAACCTTTCTGACGCTCAGCCTCCTTTTTAGTAGGACCGTGCTTCATAAGTCTCTCATTATGTCTAGTAGTCCTACGGTTATGCTGCTGCAGTTCAGTCTCCTTCTCACCTTTCTTCTTCTTACCAGTGCGCTTGGCACCAGGGAATCTCATCTTATGTTGCTTATACTCAGGAGACTTAGTGATGTCTGGTTTTCTACCAGTCTCTTTCTCATACTTATCAAGAACCTTTTGACGCTTCTTAACTTTGTCTAGAGACTTTTTTGCATCTTCTGCTCTGTCTTCAGTAAGACGAGTCCAAAGATTTTTACCCTCCTCTGGTGAGGAGGACTCTACTTTTTTTCGGTATCATCCTTTTTATATTGGGGATGATCATCCAGTTTCATGCCACGCTTTTTCTCAAGACGCTTCTTCTGCTCATCAGAATTGTAACCTCTGATGTTCATCTTCTTATCAGAACCACAAGACTCTTCGTCTACCAGATTACCTTCTGGTTCGTAAGAATTTGCAAGACCTCTAACAAGTCCCGTTGCATAACCAGCAGCCGCTCTGGCGGGAGAACTAAGAGTTCTGGTAACTGCATTACCAACTTGAGTTACAGGATTTTTTGACTTAGTTTTTTTACCAAAAGCACCTTGAGCAAGACCACCAATATGATCCTTCACTCCTTGTCCAACGGCTGTACCCATTTTATGAGTTTTTTTCTGAAGTTCAGGGCTGGTTGCTTTATCAAAGGTTTTTTCACCAGGAGTCGCTTCATTAATTTGCTCATCCTCTTCCTTTACACAGTTAGGAACTTCCTTACCGTTCTTTTTCTTAGTACCCTTTGCCGTGTATCCATCCCAGCAAGTAGAGGCACCAACATTCTTCCGTGCCTGCTTCAGACCTTCACCCATGTACTTACGCTCGTACATAGATTGGATCATGGAAGCGACGGACTCTCCCATGACAGGGTTAACAGTAACCTTATTCTTAACTTCCTTCTCAACAATTTCTACTGCCTTCTCATCAGAGGTCGTTGCCTTCTCTGACTTATGAAGTTTTACACCTTCATTAATAGAAGCAACCTTAGAACGAAGATACTCCTCCATCTCCTCCTTTACTGCCTTCTTTTTGCCCTTCTCGGCAGCGATTGCAGCACCAATTGCCTTACGGCGATTGTGCAGATACTTATCGCTCTTATCAGTATCGCCGTCGTTATCAATATCGGCGTCCTCTTTTCCAACAGGATCTAACTTCTTCTCAACGAAGACATTGGTCATGCTACGCAGCATGATCTCATCCGAGTTTGCTTCAATAAAATCTGACATCGAACTACAACGGCTGACTATTTCTTGTTATTATTTATAAATGACTTGACCTTCTCCTCAGGTGTAAGTTGCTGAACATACTCCCTATAAGAATCTGTCCCGACCTCTCTTTTAGATGCTACAACACCACTAACAGGTTTTTTAACAAACTCATTCAGGTCCTGCAAGAAGGACTTAAACATAATACCTTCTTGAGTAACGGCAATAACATAGTTGGTGCCCTTACGCATGACTCTACCAATCAAACCTGTATTCATATTTTCTACAAGTTGACCAATGTTAAAGACATATCCACCAATGTAGCGTTCTCTAAGAGTCTTCCAATCAAACTTAGGTGCAATCTGCCAGAGTTCCAAACCTTCTTTCTTAGTAGCAGCCTTACCCATGGACTTTTGAACTGTATTAAACAGTTCACGAGCGACTACACCTTTCGCTGCCTTTGGCAGTCCTTTTCTAAATGCTTCAAAGTCACCATCTGCTGCTAAAGCTCTGAGTTTGGAAGCAGACATACCCTCGACCCCTTCAGCATCAGGGTCTCGTTCCCCTGCACTGATGACATTAACCGCATCAAAATTATAGAGTTGCCCGTTGTATTTGTTCGCGAGACTCTCAAATTCTTTCTTTCTGTCAGCACCAACCACGACATTGACAGAGGCGTATCCTTGGGAGTCTGCATTTTTCAGAGCATCAATAATAGTACGAATGGATGGATCATAGACAATTGCAGAACTATGATCGGGGAACATCTTCTTCATGAAGAGAACCTTTGCCTCAGGATCCAAAGGATTCTTCTGAGGATCAGTAGTATGTGATGGATAAATTACATACTCATCACCAGAAGCAGTATCTTTAATTCTATCTAACAGTTTCTCGTGTCCAGATGTAGGAGGATTGAACCTACCAAAACCAATAGTAATAGTTCCGCGTGTCTTTTCTACTGCTTCTTCTTCCTCTTCTGGAGCACCCTCTTGACCACCAGCACCAGGAACAGGAGGTGGACCTTGTTCTGGTGCAATTTGTCTAGCAGCAGCACCAGGTTTTTGTGGATCGGTCTCGGCAGCAGGTTTCCTACCACTGGAGAAAACAAACTCACCTTCTACAGTTCTACCAACAATTCTACCCTGACCATCTACCCAGGAACCATGTCCGTCGCCCTTAAGACCAAGCTTCTTCGCCTGCTTAGATGCGTTAGACTGCGCTTCCCCTAAGAATGTAAAAAAAGATTTCATAGTATCAGCGACCGAATACCCTTCTACTGGACCCTTTGATGGTATTTATATTAAATGCTAGTGTGATCCTACTCTCTGAAGTCTTTGCATGGTTCACCCGATGCTTTAGGAATGATGGGAAGACTATGATATCACCAGAAATGACTTCGGGAGTCCAAGTTTCTGAATTCATTCCTGAGTATTCCTTATAATCTTTACCATCATTCATGAAAGAAGACATCTGTGCTAGTGGGTTAGTAAAGATAGTCGAACCATGAACTTCTGGATTAATTTTTATATAATGTATGGCAGAAAAGTATCCAGGAAGATGATCATGTTCTTCCTGAGAGTGATTTGGATCCGTATAATAGTTCAACCAACTCTCATCAATATAACATCTATGCCCATCTAGTCCAAGATCTTCGGCAAGTTCTACCATAATATCGTCATAAAATTGTTCATAGTAATTTTCATGCGCGACATTAAACTCCGTCCTCAGTGAGCAATCCCAACCACTAGGACTATCATTGATGGGATAGTCTTCCCAGGTTTTGTACTTTTGTTCAGCAATTTGTCGCAATTCTGTCGGATCTTTCCAATATCTAAAGAGAGGAATTCCAAAAACAAAGTCTGCTTTTTTTCTATCAGCCCCTGATGATCGCTTTTGCATTACTAAATTGTCCTGATCCTGTGAGTAATCCTTTAAGGTCCGATGCTAAGAAAGCTTGGAACTGAGGTTGTGCAGTAAATGACCCCTTGTACCTCAATTCTAAGTCTAGTAATTCCATTGTACCAGCTTTGACTTTGAAGTACAACTTTGCAGCAGTGGATGCTGCTGTCTTCTGCTGATCAATCTCAATAGTCTTTGGTGCCTTTCTTAATGCAGCGAGTGCCAGTGCAACACTATCTATACCAATACATTCACCGCGTCCAGGTTGAATATTCATACCCGTTGTCTTAGAAATAGTTACATTTCCAACACCAGTACATAAGATAAACTCAAAATTGGTTGTTGTATATTCACTCATCTCATCCAACAAACTCTTTTTAAGAATCAGATTGATAAGAGTGTCAGCAAACATCTGTTGATTCTGCTGAATGATTGCTAAAAATTGTTTGTACAAAGCATTGGGTTCATTCCCAACTTTACCCAACTTTCCATTAACATAGTTCCTCATGGAACTTGCAGATTGTCTAGGAATCTCTGGATTTAAAAGAGCAGAATCAGATACCATACCAGTATCCTTAAGATTAATTAGTGCAACGGCAGTTTCCTTTCCGTTTTTCATGATCTTGATCTTCGTTCTCCATAACTTATCTACAGGAGCGGTACGAGGATCAGACCCATCTTCTAACTTAGCAATACCTACAAGAGGTCCAGTGGTCAGTGCATCCTTAATAACTTGACCAAAGAAGTTCTGTCTAGCAGTGGTAAGTTGTTTTTTAATATTTGCAAATGTAGGACCGTTCAATACAGTATCGAACGCTTTATTGATGAGAGTAGGACTCGGAGCTGTTGCTTTTGGTTTTTTCTTTAGAGATACGCCAACATATGTGGCACCGTATTGTAAGATTAAATCTGATGAATTAAAGTCTGCCATACCAAAAGCAGCAAACTTAAACTGCTGAACCTCTTTAGGCCACTGTGTTCCTGTCAGATATACTGCATTTGGAACAGCGTTAGGTTGTAGTGTATATGTAGAACTTGTTGCCATGAAATTCCTAACTGCTTTCACAGCAGAGATTCCAATGACAAGATCTGAATAGAATGTTGCTAGGTTCTTAGAGTTGCCAATAGTAACTTCTTTCAAGAAGTCATTCTTTACTGCCCCAGCACCAACAACTTGACTAGAGTTGTATCTCTGGAACATAATGTCATAGAAGTTCTGCAACGATGTCTCGTTAGCAGTGGCAGCATTCAGTTCCTGGTTAGTGCATAAAGCACACCCAGCAAAAAATCCTTCTGAGGGTTCAGCCATAAAAAAAGGGGAGTCCTACTCCCCTGTATTTAGATTAGAGTTCAGCACACTCGCCATTCACAGCGACAGTTCCTGGTGGACATCCATCACCAGATGCTGCATCCATTGCTTTATCCAGTTCAAGAATTACCTTACGGATACGAGCAATACGATCAGGAGTGCAAGTAGGATCCTGAGTGAATCCTTCTTGTTCCCGCACCAAAGCTTGCAGTACAGAGAGTGCATCTACAAGTTCGATTTCAAGATTGATCTTGGTCATTTGTCCTCTTCTAATTTAACACGGTATACGGTACGACGGGCAAACCGTTGATCAATTTTCAGTTTGCCAACATACAATGCGACGATCCAGACGGTAAAAAGAAAACCATCGAACCAACCCATTGAGTTCCATGCATGTACTGCTGCGTCCATCAGAGATCTCCTGCCCGACGATTCTCGGAGTAGTAAGCATCGAAGGTGCCTTCAGGATAACGCTTCGACAGTTTATCGATGTTACGATCCAGGACCTCTTCCAAAGAGATATCCAGTGCCATACATGCCTGAGCAACATACCACATGACATCGCCCAGTTCGATCTTCAGATGATCAATGTTTGCAGCATCCCAAGGTTTGCCTTGGAAGGCGATCTTCTTAACGATCTCCATAAACTCACCACCCTCTGCAGAGATACCGACGGCAGCGGTTAACAGACGCTCAATAGCACAACCATTCGCTTTCAGTGCAGCAACACGAGCGATGAACTGTGCATTATCCTTAGAGGGGGCACTAGTAACCTGATCAACGAACTCAATATAACGGTCGCCACGGGGAGCAGTGCTAGGAGTTACGACGACATTGGGAGCAACGGGTTCTGGTTGTTGAGGAACAGCACCCTGTTGACTAGTAGGATCTTCAGGATTGTCCCGCCATGCGTTCACAACCTCAGCATCACCAGGTTCTGCTTCCCAAAACTCTTTAGGACGGTTAGGACGACGAGGGGGAATAGGTTGAGGCACCTCATTATTGAGGGCATTCGTATTCATTGGCATGACTAATCACAAATAATTTTTGTTTTCTTTGGATGGAAGTTGTGGATTTTGTCTAGTTGGAAAAACTCCCAAGCGTATGACACATCTTCCAAATGGTTGTCTTCAAAATCTAGATCTTCTGGATATGCACCGAGGAACCCAGCAATGGTTACTCTATCATGTCCAGTGAACCAATGAGGTTCCATGTATGGATTGTGAAGATAGTGAGTTGGATATGCTACAAGACTATTATAGTCTATGTTGACGATTTCTTCAAGCTTATACTGCTCAAAATCTTTGATCTGGAACCAAGTATTACCACGAGCATCCTTGGTGCCGAGGATATAATCGTTAAGTTTTTCGACCGCAGAGTCGTCATTAAAACTAAAATCTAATTTAGATTTTTTACCATCGAAAGACCAAAACCCAGTTTGTACCAGATGCTGTCTCTCCTTTGTAAGACCGATATTGAATGCAATCTGAGGAGCTTTTACAAAATCTCCACCAGGAACATCTGTATGAGGAAATGCAGAGAGAAGATTATCTAATGGCATGTCACCATTAAAACAATTACCATTAATAGAGTGAAGTTTTAATGCCTTCACACCAAGAAGAGACTGGAACGGTGCCAAGATTGGTGCAGCAAACCAATCCATTACCTCCTCGTGAAAATATAATGACTTACCTGGTCTAATAAGTTCTTCAGCCATTACTTCATTTGTACCATTCTCCCACCAATGACCCTTACTAAAGAACTCAGTAATTGCATCAGGATTAGTAAAGAAGTCTCTAGCAATTAATACAGGGATATCCCCAAGGTATTTAAACTCTACCTTGAGAGGATTTATCTCACAGATATCCTGCCAGTCGTTGTTACTGTTTCGTATCATTAGAAATTCAACTTTGCAAACTTGTTCTTCATACCATTAGTAGAAGGAGGTTCATACTCTTCTTCCTGCCCACTGTCTAGAAGATCTCCACCCTGGGACTGCTCACAATCATACAGTCTCATTTTAGAACGGTCAATTCCAACTACAAATCTCTTATTAACTGATAGATCGTTGTAACGATTCTTCAGTTGCTTCACCATAATTTGTCCCAGTTCTTCGAGCTCTTCAGTAGAAATAAGGGCAAACATAAGATCAGCAGTAGCAGGGAGACCAAAGGACTCAGAGGTATCAGTAAGCTCAACATCAGAGCTACCATAACCAGAACGAGTGGTCTGCGTGGCAGAAACGATAGGGACTCCTGCTTCAACAGCCAACCCTCTAAGCTCCTCAGCAATAGCTTTGATATAGCTATATGAATTGACATTACCGTTGCCGCGATATCGTGAGGAAGCGCATATATTAAGGTAATCAATGAAAATAATATCAGGTCTAAATGACTTCTTAAGTGCAAGCTCATTAAGAAGTGCTTTAAAATGTCCACTGTGGGCACTCGCAGTAGGATACTCTTTAATAATTAGCTGACCTTGAGTCTTTTGTGAGAGTTTCGTAACCTTATTCTCGAACATTACCTTAGGCAGTTCAGCAATGTCTTTGATATTTACATTGAGGAGGTTCGCGTCAATCCGTTCAGCAATTCTGACCTCCGCCATCTCAAGAGTGATGTAGAGAACATTCTTCCCCTGCAAGAGGACGGAGCTAGCCATGTGGCACATGAATAGAGACTTGCCGACACCTGTACCAGCAAGAGCGACATTGAGAGTCTTATTAGGGAGACCACCCTTTGTGATCTTGTTAAAGAATTCAAGGTCGAATGGGATCTTATCTTCTTGCTTGTGATAGGACTCATAGCGTTGTTCGTAGTCTTCTAGGTAGTCGTGCCCAACATGGTTGTCAAAGCAAACCGACAGAGCATCGCTGAGGATACTCGGGATTGCATCTCTGCCCTTCTTCTCATCCTTGCCGTCGGCAATACGAATGGATTCCATGAGCGCAAGATATATAGCACGATCCCTGCACCACTTTTCTGTAGCATCGAATAACCAATCGTTGTTGATGTCATCATCGATCAACAGCGGGAGGATTGCTCTAATGTCTTTAAACTCTTGTTCAGTAAGATCTTCTCTATTTGAAATCTCAATCTGTAGAATCTCAGGAGTGGGAAGTTTATCGTACTGGGAGATAAAGTCAATAATCTCTTCGCAGATAACCTTCTCCGTTCTCAGTTCAAAGTATTCAAGGTTAATGAATGGGACAACTTTTCTAGCGTAGTCTTCATTATAAACAAGATTCTTGAGGACTGTGATCTCAATTTTTTCCATAACTAAATTCTTTCACGGCAATTTTATCAAGTTCAATCATCACATCATCCGTGAAGTATTTCTCAGGATTCTTATAGATCTCTTTAGCGTAAACTTTCTTGCCGTTAATCTCGTAGCGACCTGCTACATTCTTCCAAAGTCCACCGATCTCACCGAGTTCAAGAAGACCAAAATATCTATCAAGACCACGCTCATCGTAATAAAGACGCACTGTAACTTCATTATTCTCTTTACTCAGACGCGACTTAGCAGTCTTAGCTTTGATAAGATTGCCGACCACTTCTGTTCCATCCTTCTCTTTTTTCTTGCTGAGATAGATGATTGTAGACGCTGCATACTTGAGGCCACTGCCTCCTCCCATTTCTTTGGTAGGTACATAAGATCCGATGACATCGTAGGTGTGGTTGGTAACAATCATTGGAATGTTTGCCTGCCCCAGTTTCAGGGTGAGCATACGGAACGCACCTTTTACAAGTTGGGATTTAGTCATATCCCGAACCTGCTTGTCGTTGAGAGCGTCGGTAATCTCTTTCTCAGTCGAAAGCATCCCCAGTGAGTCTAGCACAAACATACAAGGTCTGCGCTCCTCTTCAGGTTTTTTTAAGTATATATCGACTGCCTTCAGTGCTTTGCTACGAAAGTCTTCAATTGTTACAACATTCAGAACAACTACCCGATCAAGATCGATGTCCCGATCTGCGAGGAGAGTCTTTGTAACAGCGGCTTCAGTGTCAAAATATAGACAATAACCATCGGGATTAGTATCCAAGAAATTTTTGACGACAGCGAGGCTGAAGAAAGTTTTGCCAGTAGAAGACTCGCCAGCAATGGCAGTAATCTTATTCCCAGATACACCACCAAAAATACTACCTGAACACAGTCCGTTAAAAATGTACGAACCTGTGTCAACATATGTCTCAGTCTCGTCAATATCCCGTGCGAGTTGTGTGTACTCATCGCCAATCTCTTTTACGATGTCTTTTAGAAAGTCCATGAAGTTACCAGTAGTGACAATATTATAGCATCACACGAAGAAATTCTCCAGTGTATTTGCCTTTTCGATACTCCATCCAACCGATTCAATGATGATCTTCATCGGTTCTAGGAATGCCTTTTCAAACTGCAGATCATAGTCCACATATTTAGTTATACCAAGTTCTTTTGGGAAGTCTTGTATGAAGGATATTACATTCTCATGGAACTTATTAGGTTTCTTGAGATAGCAGAACTTGATCTTCTCTCCGTTCTGAATAAGAGAATACTTATTCATAAGACCATACTCTTTGATGTAGTGATTAAAGAGTAATGCACCACGACAATGAATCGGTGTGCCCTTTACATAGATGTCTGCATGTGATTTGTACTTAACAACATCACTTACTGACCGTGGGAAAGAGATCTGCTCTGGTGGCAGAGTTTTAAACTTCTTACGAGAGTCTTCAATAAAGTCGATGAGGTCATCCTCTGTCTGACTCATCATGATCTTGAGGGCAGACTTAATCATCTCCCTACAAGGGGCAGGTGTTGACGACTTTACTGCCTCAATACCCATCATTTTCAGTTTGGGTTCATTATATTGAACACCCTCACTGTTCCATACATTTAGAATATATCTCTTCTTAGCAGTCCAAATACCACGCTCGGCGATATTCTCCCGCTTCATTTGCATCTTTTGATCATACGCCGAAACATACGCTGCCAGATCTTGATATGATGATTCGATAAAAGGTTCCAGTTTCTCCTGGCAGATCTTGTCAAGTACGCCCACAATTGCTGTTTTATCATTAGACTTATTACTAAAAAATTTAGTAACAAGAGGTCCAAGATTAAGATAGATTGAGTCGGTATCGCTAGCGATGACATAATCTTCGCCTTCCGTCTGCAAAAGTCTATTTAGATATTCGTTCATTTTGTTCTCGATCCAGCGAATCGAGACCTGACCAGACAAAGTGATCGCTTCAGCGTTTGCTAGTTTGTAATACCTGAAGTATTGATTACCAATAGCACCATAAGCAGAGTTAAGAGAAATCTTTTTCGCCATTTGAATGTTGTTACATCTGGCGATCTCTTTTTCAAGTGCAACAGTAGGAGTCTTCTCGTACTCCTGCTTTGCGGCAAGCATCTTTTTCTTAAAGATAACACGGTCGCCATACATCTTCTCCATCAATTCTGGCAAAAACCCACGCTTGTCCTTACGATACATTGCACCGTTAGCACAGACAGCGTAGTCCTTGTACATCTCAAAACTTATTTGCTCACCAAGTATCTTATCAACGCTGGCTGTGGGATGCCTCTCATCGAGAATTGTCTCTGGTGAGATATTGTACTGCATAATAAGGTGAGGGTACAGGCTATTAAGGTCAAAGCTGACCACCCAATCATATACCCCAGGAACTGGTTCCTTAACATACGCGCCCGCATACTTTTCATCCTTATCAGACTTTTCCTTAGGAGGAATAACAATGTTTTTCTTTTTCAGGTAGTTGTAGATGATGGCATCCCACATCCGTACCTGATAGAAAACATCATTATAGTTCACCTTGGCTTCATATGCCATAGTCAGAGCGAGCTCGATCAACTTCATCTTACCTTCAAGACGGTCTACGAGCTCCACATCGATGATGTTGTATTCTACGAACTTCTTCCACCCATTTGTGTAGAAATCTTGGAAGGTGTCAAACTCAGAGTGATCAAGTTTCTGCTGACCCAGTTCTACACTGGCGATATGGTCTAGACGATAAGATTCTTGGTTTGTATAAGTAAATTTCTTGTACAGATCAAGGTAATCTAGTTGTGTAACACCACCAATATCATAGAAAACTTGCTTACGACCCTTAATAAAGACCTCTTTTTGAGTCACAAGACCCCATGGAGACAGTCTCTTGGCAAGTTTTTCTCCTAGAACACGGTCCAAACGCTTGGCGATGAACGGCATGTCGAACAGTTGGATGTTCCATCCAGTAATGATGTCTGGAGTATGGTCGATCCACCAGGTAATGAATGCATTCAGCAGATCACGCTCATTATTGAACTGGAGATACCTTAGGTTGTCTTTGTGGACCTTGAAAGGACCCTGACCCCAGGTAATAATCTCCTTCGTAGCACTATCTTGGATAGTAATGAGCAGGATTTCCTGGTCAGCAGACTCGACATCGGGAAATCCATTCTCAGAACGAGTCTCGATGTCGATTGTATACAGGCGAATCTTACCAATATCAAACTTAATCTCGTCCTGAGGGTACTTATCAGAAATATACTGATAGATAAACCGCTCATTGCCGTAGATCTTGAAGTTCTCTACGCTTTCATACTTTTTGATGAACTCTCTAGACTCTCGAACAGATCCAGGGCGAATTGCTTCAACATACTCGCCTTCCAAAGTCCTATAGTTAGTAGGTTTGCCCGAAGGAACGAACAAAGTGGGCGAATATTTCTCACGGAACTGAAAATACTCACCACGATCATAGCCACGAACGAGGAAACTATCCCCGATCATTTGCACATTAGTATAGAACTTCATTAAGAATCAGTTTTTGGCAATCAATTCATTGTATGCTTCCAGGATTTCAATCTCTGGATCGACCAATGTCAGTATAGCATCAGAAGAGATACGACACTGGTTCTGAGAGGTCAGATGTTTACCTGGCCACCTGCGAACACGCTTTGTCCAATCCTTAGTATCGTCTTCTGGATGGAAAAACTCAACAGGATCAGTCAATTCGCAATCAGGTTCACCAAGTTCTGCATTAACTTCTCTAATTTTGGTGATTAAAACCTTGTAATCGTTCTTAAATACAAGGATTTTGACTACTGAACTCATTTGTCAAGGTCTCCGTACATGGATTTTAGGTCAGGAATCGGGTCTGCAATGGTTACAACAGTCGCAGGATTGATCAGATAGTCTGACTCAGCAACAACATCGATCCAGGTTTGCAAACCAACCTTCTTGACTGTGGAATTTTGATTACCTGCCTCTTCAGTCAGGGTCATCTCTGGAGTATAGATGACCTCATAAGGTTTTTTGAACAAATATTGATAGTTTTTAGTCTCGGGATCATGAATCTCTTTGATGTCAGCGATCAACTGAGTGCCATCACTTAGAATTGCAATCTTAATTGACATGATTAGAACTTACCTTCTAGCATTATAGCATGAAAAAAGGGCGTTGCCGCCCTCGCTATTTAGAACCAGTCCTTACGCTTGTGCGCTTCTGGAACAATTTTTCCTAGGATCACTGTCAAGAGACCATCCTCAAAGGTCACATCCCTAACCTCTGTATCATCCGAGAGAGTCCACACCCGCGTAAAGGATCTCTGAGCTAATCCTTTATGCATGTACTCTGTTCCACTCTCTTTGTCCTCTTTCTGACCCTCCACGAAGAGTTTGCCATCTTGAGTATAGACAAATACTTCTTTCTTCTTAAATCCAGCCAGGGCGACTTCTAGTCTACTCTCCACGCTGCTGACTTGGATCAGGTTGTAAGGTGGATAATTTGTGGTAGTCTCATGCAACCGATCAAAGATACGGTCAAAATAACCATCCATACCAATACTGTTGCGATTTAGTTTCTCCAACAGCTGGTTCATGTTCGCGACATTGTACCGCTCTAGTGCGCTTGTCATCTGTACTTCTCCTTTTAAAGCGAGATATGATTGTGTGGATCCTTACGGCATCCACTACTATTTAACCATATTAGCATTAAAAAGGGGGGTCGGTAAACCCCCCTAACGGTAGCGTGTTTTCCGTATGTAGCGTGTCGCGCACGAAAAGGCGACGAACTATTTATGCACTTTCTCCTTCAGTTTTCTTACGGCCAATATTATACTTAGTCTCAAGAATCCAATCCCCCTTATCTTTATAAGACAGGACTTTGATTTGGTTCAGAGGAGCGATATCAAGAATCTGATCAACATCAATGATCTTAATCAGTCCCCAATCAGCAAGCAACTGAGCGATTCTGTTACGGCGCTGGACATCATTGACTGTCAGGTTTGCTCTCTTACCATCCAGAGCAAAGAGTTCTTTAAAGTGTACGATAAAATATCTACCTTGCTTATGCAGGATGTGGCAAGACTGATACAGTTTCTTTTCCTTACGGGATGCGACTCCGATCCTCGTAAGTGTTTCTCGGACTTTCAGAAAATCATCTGGTTCACTCAGTGCAACTTCTACCATTTGATCGGCAGACCAGTTCACCGTGGGTTCAACAACGACGCTCATCTCAATTACGCAAAATGTTTTTATTATTTAGTAAATAATTCTTGGAGCGGACTTCCCTTTACTGATCTGGGTTCCTTTGGTCACAAAATCAGTAACACCCTTATAGTAATAATTCATTTCATATTTCCTATGCAAGAGATCTGTATTTACTTTTTTGCCAGTGATCTCTTCATACAGAACCATGAAGGTTGAAAAGAAGTGCCAGTGCAGTGGTGGAATATATTGTGGTGACAGACAGATAAAGATCTGGTCAAACTCATAATTATCTTTCCAGTCCCATTTTTCTCTGGTGGAATATGTGTAATTGGGTAAGAACTTTGGAACATATTCATTCCTAGAAATATTATCACTCAGATCGTCACCAATCCAGGTATATGAATTAAGTCTACCATGTTGATGTAACCATAGTGCCCAGTTACCTTCCATAACTCTATCCATATGTTTTAGGATATCAGCTTCGTAATCTGGACTGGGTTCAAATATTCCAGCAAACACATCGTCATGATGATCGATGTTAATGATATCAAGATTACTATGACCTTCTAAACCATATAGAATATTGTCATGATCATATCCAAAATGCACATCCTGACATGTCCTAAGAGCTCTGAGAAAAACTCGCAAACAATAATCATAGTGACCTAGATTAATTCTATGAGAGATTTCTGAAGGATAATCCTCAAAGAGTTGTTGCCAATGGACAACCGCCCACATATCATACTCCTGTGGGTTCTCCTCATCCTCCAGCCTTTTGTTATCATTGATAGCTGGTTCAGAAATATAATCTAGATCAATACTAAGAACTCTCATTTCATGCCACCAGTGTCCATTTTCTTTTTGATGTAAGCAATCTGATCCTTGGTCAGAATCCGAAGAGTTTGCTGTGCTTTTTCATCACTGTATCTATAATATTTTTTGACGGCATCTAGATCAGAGATCTTCTCTTTCTTTAACCAGGGAGAGAACCTACGCTTCTTGCGAAGAGAATTCAACAAGAAATCATATTGCATATCCTTGTCTAAGAAATGACTCTTGTTCATTTCATTAGCGAACAGAACAGAATCCAGATGCCCAGACAGACACTTATTGACAATGAATGGAGGATACTTCTTAGCAATAGAAGGGTCCTCCTTAATAAGGTTATCCTTATTAAAATTGATAGAGTTCAACCAGTCTTTTAGTTCCATCAGAGTTCGTAATTCATAAGGAGAAGTTCTTTACGATCCTGCTGGTTCTTCATGTAATCACCAACAGAACGCATGGTGTATGTGAGATCATACTCTTGGGCATTCCATCCTTCAAAACGATCTCTAATCAACTGAGTGGAGTTATACGAGACCATCTGATGACCAATAAAACGATCACAGTCTAGAGCAAACTTATCGTGATCGAACTTCTTATGCATGTTACCCTTTCTACCATACAGATTATCTTTGATATCGTATGGGGGATCGTGATAGGTGAAGACAGACTTATCATCTGTCAGCAGTTCTTCATACGAAAGATTGGTAATCTTCCAATCCTTTACAATCTGCTGATATCCTGGCAGTTTATCTATTCCACGCATCGAGAAGTTGGACTCACTTGCTTGGGCAGAAAAGGATGAGGACTCTGTGAGACCAGAAAAAGAGCACTTGTTAACAATGTAATAACTAACGGCACGATGAAAGGGTTCACTTTTGCGTCCTTCATAAGTGAGATACTCCTTTGCTTCTAAGAACAATTGCTTTGCTGATGCAGGTTCTGGATGACGATACTTAAGTTGAATCAATTCATCTCTCATCTTTTGTCCGTTGTCACGAACCTCGCACCAGAAATTGTACAGTGGTTCATACAGATCATTGACCCAGATATTCATGAATGGATACCGTTGAGTCATCCAGATAGCAAAAGATCCACCACCTAGAAAGGGTTCACGATACTCCGTGTAATCCTCTAGAGATGGCAGAAACTGCAGCATCTTAGTCACTGCCCTAGATTTGCCTCCTGGGTATCTAAGCGGCGTCTTGAGAGATGTCATAATCAGGTTCGTTATACTTCAGGTATTCGCGGAAGGTCATTTTCATTTCCTTCTGCGTCATTCCACAGTGCTCAGCAGCAGCAGGTAGGTTCATTGTAGCATGAAATAGTGCTTCGTTCGACTCTTGCACATTCTCTGGAGTGGTCTTCTTTTTCATTGGTTGCAGTTTTCTATGTACTGATATATTAGATTCCATCCAAACTCATAAGTCTTTCCAGTCTCATCTTGAAGGTAGAATGGGATATTTGGGTGACGAGTCTTAGCCCTATAGAAGTGGCTGATTACATTGTGATCGTCATCGATATGCCTTTCAAATTCTTTCTCCTCCTCACTCATCACCCTAGGTGGAATAACAATCTTTGCATTGCACTCCTTACAGATACCTTTGATAAAATCTTTGGAATCTTTTACGGTCTTACACTCAGGGCAAAGTTTCTTCATTTAAACTCACACTCCACCATAATCTCAGTGAGTGCTGCCAAGAGGTTGATCTCCTGGTCTGCAACGAACGCAATCTGGTACTGATACTTTGCAATGATCAGAACGGCAGCAGCAATGCTAGGACCCTGTAGGACCCCATACAGGGCATCGTAGACCCTCCTGAGGACCGTTGTGGGGTCATTGTCCAGATTGTTGACCACCCACTTCCTGACGGCAAGAAAGTCCTTTGCCTTCAGACTCCTGAGAAGATCCTCAACCTTTACATCAGAGAACTCTGCCAGGATGGCACTGTCAATATGACCGCTGACAGAATAACGCTGACACTCATTCAGTGTCCGACGCCAGTCAGGGAAGTGCTTATTGATCAGTTCTGCAATGACCTTTTGATCATACCCAATACTCTCCTGATCCAGGATTTCTTGGAGACGCTTGAAGAATCCTCCAGCGATGACTGCTTTTTCTTTGCCTTTGATACTGAACTCAACGACTGAACACCTGCTGTGGAGGGGTTCAATGATTTTGTTCTTGTAGTTGCAGGTGAAGATGAAGCGGCAGTTGCGATGAAATGCCTCAATATTACTCCGTAAGAGGAGTTGTACATCGTGGGTTGTGTTATCAGCTTCATCAATGATGATGACTTTGTGTCTAGCATCTGACGAAAGTGATACGGTCGAAGCAAAATTCTTTGCCTGGTTCCGTACTGTGTCCAGAAATCTTCCCTCATCGGATCCGTTAATAAGAATATAATCGCACCCGAGTTGCTCACACAGAGCGCGGGCGACTGTTGTTTTACCACATCCAGCTGGACCAGTCAGCAGGAGATTAGGAATCTCACCTTGCTGCAACATCTCATTGAATGTCTTCTTTGTACTCTCAGGGAGAATACAATCATCAATCTTCTTAGGGCGATACTTTTCGACCCAGAGAAACTCATTACGCATAATCAAATCCAGTCTGGTTTACGCTCAGGAATACGACGATAGTTGTCCTTGACCCAAGGTTTAGAGGCAATGTACCGCTTGTAGGCAGTGAATGTGTCTATTGTATCATCATATTTGAACTCGTCGGGCATAGCACGAGCAAAGTCCTTTGCATCTTTATAATCGTAGATGCTGCCATCAATGTGCTTAAGATGATCGTGATAGATGGTCATTGCTTGGCACATGGTCAGGAAGCATCCATGCTCCTTACCAAACCTTTTCTCGTACTCGAACATCAATTCAAAACCGTGAGAGAGCATCCAAGCAAAGTTTGCCTTACTAGACGCTGCCCACACGGTACAGGGATGGTTCCTGAACCCACCTGTGGTACGGTAAGGAGTGCCATCTTTCTTATTGATTGTGCCCCAGTCCCAGTGGTACTTGGAGAAGATTACAGATGCCATCTGACATGTTTCTAGAGGCATCTTGACAATATGTTTGTCAGGGAGAACCTGAGCAGAGATCCTGGGATCAGGATCCGTCACAAAGATGTTCATATCAAATTGAACGAAATAATAATTCTTTCGTCTTCTGAGTCATGAGGCGGTGCCATATGCATTAGATGTGAGGGGAAGATGAGAAGATCGCCTTCCGTACATGGCACTGACTGATATGTTTTGATTCCTGTCTCGTCAGAGAAAGGACTGAAGAAGAGCGTACTAGGATGCTCCTCACTCATTTTAGCATAGAAGACTGCTGAGTATCCTAGCGGACCATGATCGTGAGGAACATGATAGTCTCTCTTATTATAAGCCTGACACCACAATTGTCCAACGGTATTAAACTTGAAGTTTGCAACATTCCTAAACTCTGAGAGAATAGGACCCACTAACTCTAAGAATTCTTTTCGATAAGGTTGAACATCATCGTTAAAATAATCGGTATAAGTGATGTGTGGTTCTACCGTAGTCCATTTCTCGCAATTAAATGGAATCAGATCTAAGATTCTATCTCTATTTTTTTCCCAATCGGGAACAGTATATTTAAAAGCGTTAATACTAAACAGAGAAATCATTCTTTAGACCTCAAGAAACTTTTTTCTACAATGTCACCCGCTTGTAAGTGATCGTACATATATCGGACGGCACTCTCTGGTGAGGTATGCTCACCACATGTAAACACATCACATACAGCAGCACCAGTCTCTGGCCATGTATGTATGGAGATATGAGACTCGGCAAGCATAGCGATTGCTGTAACACCTTGGGGTTGGAACTTGTAAGAACATAGTTCCAACATTTCACTTTGAGATAATTGTGCAGCAACAATCAACACCTGCCTGATATGAGCTTCGTCATCCAGCAAGACAGCGTTACAACCCTTTAGTGTAAAGAGTATATGCTTCATCACTCAAAGGTAGAATCTGGTTCCAGAGCAATGAAATACTTGAGGTTGTAAGTGGAGTTGGTGAACTGAGAGAGCAGTTTCTTAGAAATAATAACCTCGTAAGATCCAGGAATCAATTTGATATTCTCGATCTTGAAGTTCAGTTCAAAGGTCTTATCAGTTTTACCAACGATCAAAGAATACTCGTTAGAGTTATCGTTCTTACGATCAGAGACTACGAGTGTAATCTCACTGCCATTACCAACAGCAGACAAATCAGGGAGTTGGTAGACAGAGGATGCCTTCAGAAGTTTTTGCAACTGACTGCTGTCCAGTTGAAATGCAACATCGTTGCTAGGCAGTTCGATTGCCTTCTCAGGAGGACTAACAATAACCTCAGGATCAGCAAAAGCAAACTTCACACGGGTGCTACGACCTTCGCGGATGATCATGTAAGAATCATGCTTCAGGTCGATGTCAGGGTCATTCATAAGACCAACACCGTTCAGGAACTGAGGCAGATCATAGATGCCAAAGTCCTTTTCAAAGTTTTCATCAACCTCTGCTTCTGCGAGGATGTTCTTCATCACCGAGATGGTGCGAAGTTTAGAACCCTTCTTCACCAGGATGGACTGGTTAATTGAAGAGAAGTTCTCCAAAAGATCAATAGTCTTTTCAGAAAGTTTCATATCCTTGTTCATCAGTTTCAGAGTCTTTGGTGGTGAAGTGGTAGAGAAGAACGGCATAGTGGATGATCTTCTTGAGATCCATTTTAGCACTACCTTTCTTGTCATAACGAGAGGCGTACTTAAGAATATTGCTACGGCAGAAAGCAGCAGCATCTCCACAGGAATCGATCAGATCAAGAGTCTGGATTCCGTTGCCAGAGTTGTAATGAGCACGGTATGTATCACCGATATAGTCCTTCACATCTTGAAGGATTTTGTCTTCATTGTATTTGTACACTGTTTTTTCAGTAAGTTCTAATTCAAATGTGTAGAGATCTCTCTCCTCAGGCTCAAGATTGCCGTGCATTTCGTCATACAGAAGTGACCATGAGTTCATTATACTTCCTCTTCAACATTAATGTCAACATCTGCATCGACTTTATCGTACAGATCCAGGAAGGATTGTTTGGTGTCATCGTCAAAACGATTCAGACAAACTTCGATTGCCTTGACCTTATCTGCCCAGATGGAATATGCACGGATAATGTGGACCAGACGACGAGTGCTGATAACTTCATCGATACCACCATCATAGAAAGTCTTACGGATGATATCTGCCCAGTCACACAGACGCTTGCAGAAGTCAGGAGCAACCACATTCAGATCCTTTGCCACACCTTGCAGAATCTTTTGTTCAATTGTGGCGTTAGGATATTCCTGCTCAAAGGTAACAGGGAAACGCTCTAGGAACGCTTCATTGAGAATATTGGTGCCAATGAAACGACCGTCATCAGAACCTTTGCCTTTGGTGTTGGCAGTAGCGATAACATTGAATCCAGTAGCAGGTTTTACAAACTTGCCGATTTTCTTCAGGAAGACACCCTTACCCTCCAAGACAGACTGCAGACACAGGATCTTGTTAGATGCCAGGTCGATTTCGTCTAGAAGAAGTACAGCTCCCCGTTCCAGAGCTTCGATGACTGGACCATTATGCCAAACAGTTTCGCCGTTAACAAGACGGAAACCACCAATAAGATCATCCTCGTCGGTTTCAATGGTGATATTTACACGGATCAACTCCCTATTTAGAGCAGCACATGCTTGCTCAACAGAGAAAGTCTTGCCGTTGCCAGAGAGACCAGTAATAAAGGCAGGATAGAAGATACGGGACTGCAGAATCTTCTTGATGTCTGCAAAATTACCGAACTTGACGAAGGTATCGTCCTTAGTGGGAATCAGATTTTGTTTTACAACTTCAGTCTCAGTAACAGAAACCTGCTGTTCAAACTGGTTCCGTGCCTCACTGATAGTCAGATCCCACTTGCCACGACCAGTTTTGTATGGTTCCAGGTGACGAGTGACAGTGGGATAAGAGATATCGTTAGCAGCACAGTAACCCTTGATATCAGAGGCAACGATCTTGGTGCCGAAGTTGTCGCGAAGAGAATCGAGAAGATTGGAGGTTTTCACGCGAGACATTGAATGGGTTTGATTGGTATGAACCTATTATAATGGCAAAACCGCCCCCAGAAGAGGCGGTTAGGACAGTCTTCAAACTGGTTCGATGGTGATCTTCATTCCAGTTCCAGCAATGGAGTTGACCAAATCTGTGACGGTCATCTGCTTCTCCTGATACTGGGTTCCAAGTGACTGGGAGATGCTGTCTACAGCGGTTGCTGCAGCGTACACATTGATGGGGGGAGTAGCGGGAACGCTAACGGTACGCTTTGCCTTACGACGCTGCCTACGAACGGACTTACTCATGATACCAGGGAAGGAAGTAGCAAAGGTTCCTTGCCACAACCGCTCTGTCTTCTTGCAGACTTCACGACTGAGAGTCTCCCGCATAAACTCCACAACATCCTTCTTAGAACGGGTGTGGTAGGGTTTGATCAGGTCAGAGTGCTGCTCGCAGAACATGTCCAGACCGAACATCTGGGTCCACTGGGCAGGGGGCAGCAGGGTTTCGCTGATGCGAGCGTTGCGTTGGATAGCCTCAAGGTTCTGGGGCACCCACATGGCATAGGCATCGAGAGTGGAATAGATGAAGTCGGTACGGGTGTTGATCATAAGAATTTTTTAACTGCTAGGATTATATATGGTTTGGAATTGTTTGTCAAGCAATCAACTCTACGAATTCGGAAAGAACCTTTTTATTCATCTTTTTAGTAGACAAAGATTTTTTAAATGCATTACGAATCTGAGTCTTAGTAGCAGAGTCATCAACATCAAAAGAAACTTCTTTCGAGAGGTCAGAACCAGACAGGCCAAAGTATTTCGCGTATCCAGTGTCTGTCAGAGTGAAGGAACGATTCTTACGCCACTCTCTAGTAATCCTTTCCCACTCAGTATTTTTAGCATACCGACGGATGAATCCACCAGAATCACGCGATTCAAGAACCCTGAACCCAATGAGATTAACATCAGGGAATGTCTGAGAAAGGTCTTCCAGCAAGACCTTAGTAAAGGTCTTGAAGTCTTCTTCGATTGCAGCACAGACTCCAGTCTTACGATTACGCAGGAAAGATCCATAGGATACCCGACCATGACCCATGTAGGGTTCGTGTTCGGGAGACCGCTGAACAAGCCTGTTACGGCAAATAGGAGCTGCCTCACCATCAGTAAAGATGATGCACTGGACCTTCTGTGCCCCAGTCATCTTTTTAAATGCAGGGATAATCTGGTGGAGACACACGATCGCTTCGTTCAGAGGAGTTCCTGAGAGAGTCATTCTATTAGGAACAACATACTCATTTCCAGTCCGCCAGGAGCTGAAGTAACTTCCGAGTCTGAAGAAGTTACGCATATCAGTATCCAGTTGATTAGACCTGCTGCTCAGCAGATTCATCAGACCAAAGTCGTCAGTGACATGCAGTTCATTTTCAATACGCTCACATTTCTCAGGACGGATTCCTGCCTCTGGATCACGCACAAACCACTCATTAGTAAATGCATAGACTTCAAAAGGAATACCAACTTTCTTACAGAACCAGGCAAGATTCATGATCTGCTTCACGCTGTCCAGGAGAACACGCTCCATAGAACCAGACCAGTCTAGAACAAAGACCAGACCATGATTCTTACCATCGGGAAGAACAGTCACCTTTTTGAACAGATCTTCATTGAATCTATAAGTGTGTAGCTTAGTTGTATCGAGAACTCCAGTCCTACTAGTAGAAGCACGAGCATAAGCGTCTGCAGATTTACGGCACTCGAATTCTTTGACAAGGTAGTTTACCTCCTTATTTGCAGATTTTTTGAACTCTCTATACTTGCTATCGACCGTCTCAAAGATATCGATCTCTGGCAAGTTATAGGTCTTACGATCATCATTACGATAACGCTGATGAAGCTCCCAATAATCTGTCAGACATTCACGAATTTCGGAGACATCAGCGATAACTTTATCAAGTTCTACTTTAGGAACCTGAACATAAACACTCTCACCACTATACATGTCCACAAGGTCTTTCAGTTTCTCCTCCAGAGCATCCATGGTCTGAGTATCAAACTCATCTCCACCAGGTCCCTCAACGGATTCTACACGCTCCTCAGTGGTATTGGTCACCTCAGGGTCACCAGTGCCCTCCTCATCGCCCTCTGTAGTGTTGGGGACAGTGGAAATTGCTCCTCCACTTTCAGAACCACCTTCTTGCTCCTGAGCAGAAGGAGGGGGTGGCACATCTTTCACTTTCTCCTGCTGCTTTTTCTCACAGAATTCTTTCAGTTCTGTAGAAAGATCCAGGACTTCATCAAAAGTTTCTGCCTTTGAGATTTTATCAAGGATTACCTTCTCAGCAGGACTGAACTGGATGTTCAGGAAGGCACCAATCTTGAAGTACAAGTTGATACGATCAGGAAAACTGTAGGTGGACAGATCGTCTTCACCGATGCAGAAAAAATCATCCTCATTGAGATTGTTGTATCCGCGATAGAAAGTCTTAGAAAGACCTGCGT